CCACTTGACGTGCCTGCAACAAAATTAATATCAGCCGTGACGCCAAAAGCTGAACCGTTAGCGTTTTGAACGCGTAAACCCTGGAAACCAGAGAACTGCGTAGTAGAACTTACATTGCCCTCACTTTCAACATGAGCTGACGGCGACGTTGTTCCAATACCACAATTTCCAGTCGTCAATACATTCTGACTACCAAAGTTAGGGCTAATCTTTGTACCTGCAATAGCTGCACTGGCATTAACATCAGCGTTAACAATCGTACCGTCAGCAATCTTGGCAGACGTTACAGCACTATCAGCGATGTGTGCCGTATCAATAGACCCATCAACGTAATGTTCAGAGTCGATTGAATCATCAGCAATCTTTGCGTTAGTAACCGAATCGTTAACAAGCTTAGCTGTACTAACAGTGTTATCACTTGGCGTACCAATACCTACACTAGAACCAATGGTAATAAAGAAACCAGCAGCACCAGATGCAGGAGCAGCAGAGAAAATGATGTCAGCACCATTAAGTACGAAACCTTCAGAAGGTTGTAAAGTACCACTGTTAGGTTTCTGTACAACACCGTTAATGCTTACTAGAAGCTGCTGTGCGGTGATTGGAGCATTGCTAAGGGTAAACCTATAGGCAGAGCCGTTAAACGTCGCTGAGCCGCCACCAGTACCACTAGAGGAGCTAATAGTATTAATGAAGAAGTCACCAACAGCTTGTACTTCTTGCCACGCAGAGTTACCTGCATTACGTACAAGCATCTTGCTAGTGCCAGTGTTAAAGAACAAGTCACCAGCATCATTGTCAGTAGTCGGGTTAGACGAACCAATCCGATACCGTGCTTTGAAGTCGTTGATGTCAGAGCTGAGCTGACGTACGTCTTCGTTCTTTGCAACAACACGATGGAAGTCATACGTGTGTGCAGTGCTCGTGGCAATAACCAGGAGACCAATACCGTCATCAAGAGACGTGCTATTGAACCCAGATGGGAAGCCGTTAATAACAACAGCATCACTACCACCTGCACGTGTACCAGCACCTACACCACTGCTATTGACAGCAAGGCTGTTAGCGTTGGCAATACTAATAACTGTGCCAACTGGAGGTGCAGTTGCTGGGAAGCTGTCTTCATCAGCAATAGCTTCAAAACCACCAAGTGGATCAATACGTGCAGTAATACGCGAGTCAATCTCAGCAGCAGATGGGAACTGAATAGATGAAGTGAAGTCAGTACTTGAGGCTTTTAGTGTGTTGCCATCAAGCTGGTTAATCTCTGTAGCAGTAGCGGTAACACCATCAAGCGTGTTTAGCTCAGCAGTGGTAACCGTTGCACCATCAAGGATCTGTACTTCAGCTTGTGTAAGGTCAGCTAAAGCAGAAGCAGTGTTACCACCCATGGTGGCAAGCTCTACCAGTTCAGCGTCAGCTAGTTTGGCGTTAGTGATTGCACTGTCGGCAATCTTTGCTGTAGTGACGTTTGCATCAGCGATCTTTGCTGTAGTAACAGCAGCATCAGTAATTTCAGAAGTACCAATGGCACCATTAGATGCAGCAGTGATCCGGCCTTGTGCATCAACAGTAATGTCAGTAGCAGTGTAGCTACCAGCAGTTACAGCAGTGTTTGCGAGTTTGGCAGGAGTAACAGCATCATCAGCAATCTTGGCTGTCGTGACTTGTGCATCAGCAATATGAGCAGTGTCGATAGAACCATCAACGTAGTGCTCAGAGTTAATGCTGTTGTCAGCAATCTTTGTACCGTTTACAGCATCGGCTGCAATCTTTGCAGTTGTAACACTACTATCTACTAACTGAGCAGTGGTAATAGAAAGGTTTGCAAACTTTGCAGTAGTTACAGCACCATCACGAAGTTTAGCTGTGGTAACAGCTTCGTCAGCAATGTTGTCAGTGCTAGCCTTTTCTTGATCAGCATACAGAAGCTGATCTAGGTTTTCATTTAGCTCACCAGCCTTAAGGGCAGAGCCCGAAGAAAAGACAAATCGGGCTGCATCTACATCAGTATCACGGAAGATACGAATGGCTACTCCATTAGCAGGAGCAGTAGTAAATGAAATGGTTGAAGCGTTAGCAAACGTGTATGCAGTTGTAGCAACATGATCAAGTGTTACCTTGACATCTGCTTCTTTTAAATATGTAAATGTGACAGAGTAATTAGTAGTGGATCCATTACCTGTATAAGAATGTTCAGTTGTTAGTGTAGTTGCCATTACTTGTAAATACCGAGTACTTGATTAACTAGAGTTGTATCACCGCGTTCAGTGGATTCCTCAATCATCTGTTGTCGCGTTTGTTGCATACGCACTTCTTCAGCATCAGTCATAGCGGCTTCTGCTTGTCTACGTGCACGCATCAACGCAGTGTTGATTCGATTGTGGATGTTTTGCCACCTACGGTGATCAATATACGTACCTGTAGAAGCTTGTGCTTCACGATATGACTTAACGAAATTCTTGCTTTCATTCATGATTTGAGTCAAGTCACTTGCAAATCGACCTTGTGTACCCATGAGTTCATACAGTTCTGCACGTTGTGCAGGTGTGTACTCAACACCACGACCATTGGTCATCATTGACGGACGAGAATCAAACTCAATATCAACAAGGAACTTTTCTTGATCAGTCTGACCGCCGTAAGCCTTCCAAGGACTCATGGCATTCCAAATACGATGGAAGAAGCTAGAAGGTTCGTTGACCTTTTTACCTGTGATCCAACTGTATTGAACTGCTAAATCACCTTTAGCAATGGGGTTACGGTTAGCAATTAGGTGGTAAACATCTTGCTCAACAACACGTAGTTCAGGGTGCATGACACGTGCCATCTCATTCCGTAAACCAGAAAGAGGAACAGCAGAGCTACCGAAGCTTGCAACCCAACGTGAACCCTGAGCAGCGTTGCCAGAGGTGATGTCGAACAAGGGCTCAAGGCCAGACATGAACGACTTGTTGGTCAAGTGTGCACTCAGCAAGAAGCCAAGGCGGTTAAAGGTAGTCTCAAGATCACCTTCATCAAGGGAACCGAAGTTATCCATGACATCAGCAGTGACAGACAACCAGTCAGTGATTGCACCTAAGTTTTCGTAGCTGTACCAGTTACCGTCATTACCCATGTAGGTAAGAGGTTTCCAGTTAGCTTCACGGCGAACAGAGTTCGTTTGAGTGTCGAAGTGACCTGATCCACGAATACGTCCATTGACAAACATGGTTCCAGCAGCAAGAACCGCCAGGGTGCCGATAGCCTTACGTCCACGGATCTCTGCACGCAACGTGTCAAAACGTTGATGCTTAAATTCATCGACAGGGATCTTCTTATTCTTTAGGATCGTGTCAATCTCAGCTTCAGTAAAAGAACGACGAGGTTTATACGCAATGTTGTTGTAGTCACGAACAAACAAGCTGAACGGACTATGAGTATCGGTAAACCGCATCACATTCAAAGATGTCTTGGGGAACATCAAGAACGGTTTCAGACCTGGAGCACGAGCCAAGAGGTTACTTAAGGTATTAATAGCCTCTGATTCCATATTCATTGCAATCTCACTGGAGGCCATACGTACAGCCTCATCAGTTACCTTGCCTGTCTTATCAAACATCTTTCCATACACATCCTTACGGATAGCCTGTGCACCAGCTTCGTCAAAAGCCTTAGTACCATTTAAGGTGACCCGATCAAAGGCCATGCCACGGGCTTCAATGTTGGCAATAACAGAGTTAGTAAATCCGTCAAATGCAGCCATGCTGTTCATACCGAACTTAAGAACTGGATGATTAGCCAAGTCATTCAATGCCTCAATGTGGTGATACATCGCCTTTGGACCAAGCTCACCGTTCTTTTCGGCACCATCAGCAAAGGTTTTGTACAACTCCAGGGCATCATCGTTCTTACGTTGGAAGTCACTTTTGTAAAGCCACTCCACCTGGTCCGGGTTTTGGGAAGCACGACGGAACACTTGTCCCATGTACTTACCTGCCTGAGCAAAGGTCTCACCAATAGCTTGGTATTGATACAAACCGCGTCGTATTGTCGCCGTATCACCCTGACTTAGTGCACCTACAAAGGTTGAAAGAGGACGTTCTACAAGTAGGACTGCGTTACTAGCACCTGCTTTTAAAGGTGTAGAGACAGCAGACAACACAGAGTTATAGATATTTGCCCATACACCCTGCATAACAAGGGATTGTTGTTGAGGGTTGGCATCAAGAAATGCTTTGCTCAGCGTGCCACTGCTATTACGTATGTACTCATTGAGTTGCTGAACAGTACGGACTTTTCCATCCGTCAGCTCATAGGCCAGCATCAATGAATCATACATTTGAGGACGTTCTTTATTGACGGCATTGAGGGAACTTAGAACCTCATTAACTTCTTCAGTGATTTTATTGAAGCGTTTAAGAGTTTCCTCTCGCAGTTCGTCAACAGTTTTCACTGTTTCTTTTGCTCCCCTTTTGCCAAAGCCTTCCTTAGCCATGTTCAGTATGCCGAGACCACGGCCTGATACATAACTACGTTGGCCTTTCTGAATCATCAGATAAGCAAGCCGATCCAGTATCTGTTCTTGAGCAGCTTGGACAGCAGCAGTACCTTCCATCAGACGTACACCTTCAGCCATATCAGAAACCTGACCAGCAAAAGATGTATCGACGTAGGCTTGTGCCTTCATCAAATCCATGTTGGCAAAGTCATTCATGTATTGCTTAATGGTCTTCATCACACCGCGATAACCAGTAGCACTAAGGACATCCACACCTTCCAGACGATCAGTCTTAAAGGCATCCAACGTCCGTTTTAGCTCAGGCACTGACTTGCCATACAGGTCAGCAGCTAATCGTTCACCAGCGTCATCAATATCTTTAAATATGATTGGACCATCAGCAGTGTCGTAACCGTATTTGCCAGCTTTCTTTAGTTCGTCAGCTAGGTTACGCATCGCTTGGTATCCATTCTCACCACCTGAGATAGCCCATTTCAATGTGCCGTCAGTCATGACACTGCCTAAACGTCCATAGCTACTGTCAAGGTTCTTCTCGATACGTACCAGTTGAACACTGGCATCGACAATCCCCATATCATCACCAGAACGTAAGCCAGACTCTTCGTACCCATACATGTCATGTATACCCTTTTGAGGTGTTGGGTTCAAAGCGTCGTAGTTATTGGCAAAGTTATATCCACCTAGATCATCTAAAGCTGTTTGGCGTTTAACAACTGACTTAAGAATCGCATCTTCAATTGGATCATCAGAGACCGTACTAAGGTCCAGGTTGTCGTTAAAATATTTAGTAGCAAGTTCATCTTCTGGAACCCATTTAGTAGCTTCCTTAACACCCTTACCTGCACGCAGGAACTTTGCAGCACCCAGCATGACATCGCTAATCAATCCAATACCAATGCCTTCATTCCTGTTTTTAGAACGAACGACATCAGGGTGATCATCATCAAGGGTTGCCCAATCAGGCGGGAAAATGCCAAACAGGTTTTCGTTTTCTGGTGTATTTAATAGTTCACGTATCGTTGCTTGAGCATTAGGATCTTTCCCCTGTTGCTCAGAGATGGTATCGACAAGTGCACCAGATCCAGCAGCAAGGCCGGACTTAGCAAAGTACTGAAAGAACTTATCTTGACCAAGTGCAGACAAGTGTTTTAGTAACTTGGCTCCCTTACCAGCCTTTGAGGCTGCTGTTACTTTTGCTGCTGCTGCCGTACCTGCTGCATTACCAAAGAAGGTAAGTGCAACAGTTGGTCCGACAATAGAAGTAATTTCTCTAAGGGTTTGTAGACCTCTGTCGTTAAACTCAGGGATCTTAGGAAGTTCGACGCCGGGGATTAGGTTGATTGCGTCAACACCAAAATCGACAATTGCAGTAGGAACACTGAGGATAGTTTCAGCAGTAGTGCGGGCGGCGTCACCAGCATCGTATCCCTCTTGATAAGGCATACTCTGATCTTTCTGTCCCTCTTCTTCTTCTTCTTCTTTTTGTGGTTGCTCTGCCGTAGCAGTAGGTTCAGGTTGTGGTTGTTGTGGAGCAGCTTCAGCAGATGGTTCCGCTTGCGGTACATCTGGTTCGTCTTGAGGCTGTGCTCCAATGGAGGTTTGAATACCTTCTAAAACTTTGTCTAGTTCTTCTTCATCCAAACCACCAACCTGACCACTCATGTATTGATCGAGTTGGCTCATTAGTTGACTCGCATTGAGGGTCTAATAATCGATGGATCATTTAAGGCAGTAGAGCCGTAGCCATACTTAGTTGCCTTTGCAATAATCCCTGGATAGTAGTTTTTGTTTTCGTCAGTAGCGCCAACACCATATTGTTGGATAGTTCCTGGTCCAGCGTTGTAGGCATAAATAGCCGTCTTAAGATCGAACCCATATGTATCCATGAGGTGTCGCAAATACTTTGCAGCTCCAGGGATAGCAGATTCAGGATCCAACGGATTAACACCCATTTCCGCGGCAGTACCTGGCATAAACTGAGCAATACCCAGTGCTCCAGCAGAGCTTTTAGTTGTGCCGTTGATAATCTCAGGTCGGTAAGCGCTTTCTTGTTCTAGTAGTGCAGCTAAGATTCCGACAGGAATGTCATACTCTTCTGCTGCTTTTTGAATAGTTGGTCCGTAACCACCTTTCACCATTGAAGGTTCAAACTGTCTAAGCTGCGAAAGTCCACGTTGTGTACGTTGTGCAGTTTGGAAGTTATTAATTAAACCCTTAGCTTCAGGGCTAAGTGTATTGTCAATCAATTCAAGTGAAGGAGGCATTGTCATAGGGGGTAAATCCAATGCTTCTCTTGCTCGTTTTAAAACTTCGCTTGGAGTCAGGCCAGTGAGTTCCGCAGCTTTGCGGATGATTCCAGGCATTTTGAAATCTTTCTCCAGCATGTCCTTATCCATTTGAAGGAACTCTTCTCTCGTTAATATCGTCCCAGGCTTGTTAAGAAACACGATACCTTCAGTTTTAAAACCTTGGGTAACATGTGCTAGCCGTGCTCTTGCTTGTGCATTTTTCTCAGGGCTAGTTTGTGCAGCTAAGGTGCTTCGATAGTTAACAAAACCAGGTGGCCTCGTAGGATCAGAAGTATCACTACTGAAATAGAAAGGACTTTCTGGGTCCTTACGACCAGCCACAAACATTGCTTGTGTCTCAGCCAGTGCTTGTTGTACAAGCGAGCCTGGTGCTGATTGACCATCGTCATTTGCAATCAGTTCAGCAAGACGTCGATCAAACTCACCTTGGAGTTTGTGGACGATCATTACACTTTCAAAACCACGCTTTCCATCAACAGTTGCAGATAGATTAGGAGTAGTTTCAACTAGCTCTTGCAGGGCTTTGTGCTGTGTTGTGATGTCACCCTTCTGTTGCTTCTCAATTGCTTGTGCAACTTTGAGCCACTTCTGATGTACCTCTTGTGAAGGGACAGCTAAGACATCGTCAACAGTAAGTGTGCCAATAGCAGCCATATTTTCAAACAAAGCATTTGCTTCACGTGCAGTCTTTGCAGATGCAGTGTTTTTAAGCAGGGCGTTAAGCCGAGGGTCTTCAACACCACCGTGCTTACGGACTTGTTCTTGGATAGCTTCGATGTCAGCTTTGCTTGGTACGAGACCGTCTTGACTTACTTTGTTGACGTACTCATCCGCCAAGACTTTCGCCTCAGCTTGTTGCTGTTCACGTATCTCCTGTGCGTTTTGACGTTCTTCAGATGAAAGCTCTTGATCTAGGTTTTCAAAAGCAGTCGGTTTCATCTCACCGTATGTCCTGCCATTCATACCAGGCATTGGCTGGTTTTTAATAGCCTCTAGCTGCTCAGCACTAATAGTGCCAGCTTGGAACATCTTCTTCAGATGACCGATAGCTTTATCAAATCCACGTGCATTTCCAAGTACTTTGCCTTTCTCATCAACAGAAGTAGCGAAAGTATTCTGAAGTGCACCGAAGTTCATGTCATCTTCAAAGAGACTGGTTGCCTCTGTAGTTCGTTGGAAGTTGTCATTCTGAGTATCTAACTCAGCACCTTCCTTCATGAACTTTGCATGAACTTTCATCTGTGCAGGGTACAGAACCTCGCCAAGCATGTTGTCGCTAAACCCAAGCAAACCAAACTCCGCCATGAAGGCTGAGCGGGCTTGTGAGATAGCTGCACCACGACTGGCTTGATCAGTAATGTCTGCGTCTTGAAGCTGCTTAGGAAGCCAAGACTCGTAGTACTTATTAGCCATAGCAAGCTGAATCTTTGCTTGCCTAATTTCACGCCAACCAGACAGGTCACGTATCTGACGTGCTACCTCATTGTTTCCTGTACCGATGTAAGCCTCAGCACCCATATTTTCAGTTTGACTGTTGAGGTTCTGCATGTCTTGCAAGTCAGACTTGAAGATGCCGCTTACATAACCTTCAGGATCAGCTAGGTATTTATTATATTCCTCAAGCTCCATCTTCTGGGTTTCTTTTTCTCGAAACTTCTTTTCACGTTCAAAGACAAACTTTGCAGTTTGCTCACCGAATTGGGAGAGAGCTTGAAAGCTTTTACCTAGTTCACTAGCTCGTTGCTTATCAACCACATACTGGTCTTGAGCGTTTTGCTTCTCTGACTGCCTAAGTGCTTCTAGGTTTTCATTGATGTATGGAGTAATGCTCGGCACCTCGGCAGGTGCAAAGCCTTCTTCTTTTGCGAAGGATTGAAATTCAGCCATTATTATTTCTCCCAAGGCATATCGCCGTCATTTAGAGTTGCGTATTGATCCAACCCAGTCGCGACACCACCTGCAATAGTGCCTAATGCACCAAGGTTTGCTGCTGTCATATCAGTATTAGGTTTAACCGGTGGTAAACCAGGTTGAGGTTTGAACATCACAGGTGCAACAGTTTTCCTGTTAGCACTCTTAAGTTGTTGCCTAATATTGGCAACATCATTGTCATAGCTTTCACCAGCTCTAACTAGGTTGGATGCAAGTAAGGCTTGTGATCTACCGAAAGCAGCCATATCTCTGGCAGCTAATCGATCAGCAGTTTTACCAGAGCCATAGTATTTAGATTTCTCCGCTATCTTTACAAAGTCATTTTGAAGACTCACAGAAGCCTGGTTGTATAGATCATTTAGTTGAGTTTGCTCAGCAGCAAATCCACGGCTAGCTGCCATAAAGTTCTCATCTAGCTGTTCGTTAGCTTCAGATACTTTCTGACCGTACATAGCACGGCTACGATCCCACTCAATCTCTCTTATCTTTAACTGTCGCTTGTAGTTATTGACTGAGGCTGTCTTCTCGGCTGAAGCACCAGCAAGACCACCAGCAGTACTAAGCGCTGTTGACGCCGCAGTCAGCATCAAAGTTGGTTCGCACACGGCAAAATTCTATAAAGGTTAAGTTATTTGGACCATGAGTTACTTCACGAAGAAACTTGAATCCTAGAAATCGAAGAAGCTTTAGATGAACTTCATTGCGTTTGTCGCAAATGTTCCACAGCATCTTCTCTGGTCTACTTTCAATAAGACGTTTACATTCACGTGCAAAGGTCTTTGGATAGTTGTTTATTTCAGGAGTGCATAGCATCCAGATCCCGTTCTCGGGACCTACTCCTCCAGCAGCACCCCATTTACCGTTAGGCATCATGAAGGCTGCTGAGTAACCACTAGAAGCGCCTCCAAGGAGAGCAAGCAGAGGGTTGTGACCATGTCCCTCCGTACACTCTCTATGGTCTTCAGGGCGTAAATTAGAGGCCACATGTATAGCGACCTCTTTAGTTAGTGGATAAATGTACTTAGACATTCTTGTAGTATTTGGGTGAATAATCACCTTCCCAAGTCAAAGAGATAAGTGTTGCGGGAAGAGGTGAATTAGATTTGATTGATAAGCTAAAGTTATCATTCTTTTCGTACACAGGTACAGTGCCGGTGAACTCATCTTCCACTTGTACATCAGCAATTAAGTACTGGTTATATGTACTTGAAGTGAAGTCATCTACATAATCAACCTTACCAGTTCTTTTCACAGTTGTTTCATACTGACCAAGACGACCAAACGAAGGCTTAATGCGATGAACAACTAGGCTTCCCCGCTCTTCGTTAACAGTACGTTCGCCAGCAACCTTCTGCACAAAGAACCTAGGGAAGTCAATCTGCATCGTGTACGCATACCCAAAGGTCAAAGAGGTCTCGTTACCGGGCACGGTCACAGTTGTACCGCTAGAGGGAACATCAACATCAAGGACGATGAGACCGTCAACACCAGGCTTGACAGCTACCAGGTTCACAGACTTATCGGCAATACTACTAATCCAGCTCAAGTTAAAGGTGGTCTGCTTTGTGGTGCTGTTGTAACTACCACCAGTAGCAGCAACGTAGTTGTCCAGATGGACTATGTACTCCTCACTATTCTCAGTAAACGTAGCGTCGTCATCTCTGATCAGGTTGATCTTCTGTAAAAAGTTCTGATCATCGACAAAGATATACGTGTCATTCACACAGCAGTGATAGATAACAGGTCGTGTGAGTTTCCAGCGGAACCAGGACGACTGGATCTGTTTGTCAGCCACGTTGAAGTACTTGTATCCAAATACCTCAGCACTGTTCTTCTTACCAAAGAAGATAGTGGTGTTCTCACGTGAATCAGCAAGTAGGTCAATATCTTTACTCAATGCAGTTGAAACAACTTTGCTTAACTCATTAACGTTTGGCTCACCCTCACGTGCCACGTTTGACATGACAAAGAATCGAGAATGAGCACCTGCATTATCTAAGAAGCCAGCCACAGTTCCAAGAGAGAACGGTGGTACAGCAGTGTTGTAGTTGTAAGTACTGATGCTGCTAAGACGTGCAGTATCAGGGTTTAAAATATCTGAGTCTGTAGCTAACAAGAACTGTTGGTTCGCTGCAAATACAATTAGACCAGTGTTTACTTCAAGAGCATCAAATAAGATAGCAGGATACTTAGAAGAACAACTAATGTCGATGGGGTCAGTGCCTGAAACTGTGAGAGCAGTATTGACAAAGAAGTTCCCCAGGTCACCTGGTTGGGATAGAATGACGTTCTCATCACTTAAGAAAGCAAGTCGGTTACGGAAGAACAGAACTTTGTTTATCGTCTTTCCGATATAACTAGGCTCAGGGTTTGTATTGGTATCACCAACAGTGCGCTTTGCATAATCGAAACGCTTGACAATGAATTGACCATTGCCTTGACGTTGGATTACGGGAGGTACTGTCAAAGGATTGATGGTGTCTGCAATCCCAGGCTCAGCACATTCAACCCAACTACCAGGACCAGATCCACCACCGTTGCCCTCAAAGCGCAAGTAGTAGTCGTCATCGGCAGAGCTGCTGTTAGACACCTTGACGATGTATCCGTGCTTGCACTGAAACGGCAAACCAGTCACGTCGTTCACCTGATCGGTGATGACGGACATTAGGTCAGTGTTTTGTGCTTCGACAGTGAAGTTGACTGTGTTGCTGTAGAAGTAAATCCCGTTACCAATAACCTCAAAGTTGATGTTGGTTCCAGATAGCTCAGAGGTGATACCACCAAGGATGCTGTCAGGAGTGACATTGGTCTGCTGGTCAAATGGTGTCGGGTCAGGACGTACAGCTTTGATTGATGCACGTACTTGGACGGTTTCAATCTTGTCAACATTGATCGGATAGTCCTTACCTTCCAACGTCACAGTGCCTGCACTACCAACAGTCCAGCCTTCTCCACCGTGAAGCAGGTCAAGCCTATGGCTATAGGTACAGGTGTAATCAGCAGCTTCAGGTGACTCATCGTTGTGACCAGGAGTAGGACCCTGTTGCCCTGTTACCGTGAGTCGAAACACAAGGTTGGTTGCACTACCTTGATTCTTAGTAAATACTTTCGTACCTACAAAAGGACAGTGACCAGTGTTACCACCAAAGGTTGAGTAACCCTCACCAGTTGGGTTTGCAGCTACCTGAGTTGCAGTACGAATAGTAGTAGTAGAACTTGATGTCGGGTTATGGATGTTGAGACCATATTGACGACCGTTCTGTGTACGCTTCAGCTCAATAAAAGCTGAGTAAGTGTGAGGTTTTTCGTCAGTCTTTGATACGGATGTTGGCTGCATAGCAGCAGTCACATTCCGATTGACAACAAAGGTACTGTCATTGATGGTCGTGAACTGTAAGGTTTCAGTTCCAATAGTGCCGTTAGATAGGTAGCTCTGTAGGTTCGATTGCTGACCACTTTCGTAGTTAACAGTGATGGCATTGCCGGTATCGGCATCCCACATATTCACTGCACCGTTGGTCTGCACCTGGCCGATATAACTACCTTCGGTTTCATCTCTGTAGTAGTGGAACCACACACCTGTAGACGTCGCACCAGATAGTGCTGACGTACCTACACGCATAGCTCCAGGCCGTTTGTACAAGCCTTTGTTCAGATCAGGTATGCAGTTCAATGCATCTTTAACTTGACCCTGACCCATCTGGCTATCAGGCACCCTAGAGATACCACCAAAGAAGTTAGGAATAGTTTGAGTAATACTTGGCATCAGCGACGCAATCCACGGAATGGTTCATAGGCTTGGTAGCCCTGGTCATGTCCCATGCCGAGGAAGTTATGGTCACCCTGATTGCACTCGTACTCAGTGACGATTGCGCGGGCATAGCCTTCCTGCTGGCCTAGGAGTTGGACAAGCGTCGGGTTCGACACAAGCTGCGTAGCTGCACGGACAGAAGCCTTAGCAACAATCAGACGCTTGAAAGGTTGAGGTAGATCTGCAAATGGAAATAACCACACGACGTTCATGTCAAGTGGTTTGTCAAACTCATATGTATGGTTGACTTTGTTGTAGAGCTTGCCGTCACGTTTGACGACATCAGTACTCCGAAATACTTCTTCCTTACACACATCCATACGTAGGATGTTGCTAGGAATACTGATGTTCTTGTTAGTGTCAGGTGTGAATGGGTAGTGGTCTTCACGGTTGTAGACCCAACCCTCACTCTGCACTTCAACGTTGCTTTCCTTGAGGAGGTTGTAGATGAACTCAATTTCAGGATTAGTGAAGTTGAGGTTAGTTACTGGAGACTGACCGATACTCCCCAAGATTGAATTTACTGCGGATAGTTCGGTATCGAGATCAATAGTAGTAGGAGTAGTCATAGTTAAAAAAAAGGGCTCCCGAAGGAACCCTTGTATGAAATAAATATCAGAATGCAGAAGGTGCAGTAGCGCCTACATACAGCTCAACGGCTGCGGCAGGGTTCAGGTAGTCAGCGCCCATAGCCAAACGGCCAAGGATCACGTCGCCCTGATACACAACAGACACGTCGCCGGAGGTCACCTGGACCTGTGGTCCGATGGTTTCGACAACAGCAGCGGCTTCCTTCTGGAAGATGAGTCCGCAAGACTTAGCGCCTAACTCGGCGGTAGTACCGTAATCGTTGTTGATACCAGCAGTAGCGCCAGAGGCGTTTTCGGTAGCAACTCCGATGAAGTCACCAGTGTTACCAGGATCAGTGACACCAGAGGTGCCGCCGTACTTGGTGCCGTACTTGCCCAGGAACGGGATGTTCATGGACTTGTAGATCTTGATGCCAGCGATCTCAACGATGCCCTGGCCGCTTTGACGAGAGGAGCCCTGCTCGTCACGGTTGATCAAACCGTTCTCACCAACTTGTTGGATCAACGCATAATATTGTCTAGGATTTAAGACCCCGACCCTGCCGTCCTGACTGATGCCCTTCTCGTCCATCGCAGCAGCGGCGTCGTAGAAGGAATCAACAAGAGCGGTTGCAGAGTATGCATCGGACTCGTTGGTAGAAGCACCAACGCGGACCTGAGTACCACCGGGTTCAACAAAGTTGGACTTAGTGATTGGTGATGCAGCACGTGCGCCACGGGTGACAGCACGGAAGATCAGACGGTCATACTTCTCAGCAAGTGCATAGCCGATCTTCTTAGAGATCTCGCCACGCAGCTCGTAGTGAGCAAGAGTTTCGTCAAGCTCGTACACGAAGGCAGAGCTGATCAGAAGGTCATCAACAGTGATGGTCTTCTCGGCCACTGGAGGTGCACCATCGCCGTTGCCAAGGATGGCGTTACCAGGCGTGTGGTACTCAGCCGTGGTGCGACCGGTGTAGATGAACTGCAAAGACTTGCCGTTCTTAAGTGTACGCTTCATAACGAGATCGCGAGCGATAGCGTTATTCTCGAAGCCTTTGAACATTTCTCCACTGAACAACTTCAGATAGAGAGCGCGGGCGTCTCCCGCTGCGTTAGATTGACCAGGCCGTGTAAGGTTAGTGGTCAATGTAGAACTTTGATGTGCCATTTTTTAGCAGTTTTAAAATAGAGTATTGATTGAATCTTCGTACGTACAAATAGTTTTGTGGTCTTTTCCCACCGTCATGACGGCAAAGGGTATCCGGCTTACCGGGCCAATGCCAATTGCTAAGGGAGGATTTGCACCTCCCAATTACAGAACTACTTAGCGACTTTTAAGGTAAGCCACACCGCGGTAGACAAGCTTCTGCTGTTTTGCAGCTTGAGCTTGCTCACGCACACGCTGACGTAATTCAACGTTTGGCATAATATCCTCCATAAGAGAACTGAGGGACCCCGTTCCATGTCACCTCATGTCATGCGTCGTTTACCGAGATTGGTATCTTGTCCTGATCGACGGTATTCGATGAACGGACTTTTTAATTAACCAATAGATGGTGCAGTCAGTGCTACCTCAGTGGTAGATGCTGCTGCCAGATCAAGTGGGAAGTTGTGTGCATTACGTTCATGCATTACTTCCATTCCTAAGCCAGCCCGGTTAAGGATGTCAGCCCAGGTATTAATGACATGTCCGCCATGAACGATTGACTGATTGAAGTTGAACCCATTGAGATTGAATGCCATTGTGGAAACACCCAAAGCGGTAAACCAAATCCCAACAACGGGCCAAGCAGCAAGAAAGAAGTGAAGGCTGCGAGAATTATTGAAAGAAGCATATTGAAAGATCAACCGACCAAAGTATCCGTGAGCAGCGACAATATTATATGTCTCTTCTTCCTGTCCAAATTTATACCCATAGTTCTGAGATACATTCTCGGTCGTCTCCCTAACCAGGGAACTGGTGACAAGAGAACCATGCATAGCGCTGAACAAAGCCCCACCAAATACGCCGGCAACACCAAGCATATGAAAAGGATGCATAAGAATATTGTGTTCAGCCTGGAAGACCAACATGTAGTTG